GATTGGGTTCGTCACTGGGTTGAGGTTTACTGTCCCGATATAGATATTCCCGCTATCCAGCGGAAGCCCGTTTGTGTCAACGAACATCGGGAACGGCTGTGATACGATTAGAGCCATGTTATTTTTTCTCTCGTTTTTGTTCGACAACGGGAACAACAACTTTCGGAGCCAAGTCCAAAAAGCCTTGAATAATGTCATTACCCAGTTCATCGGCTTTATCTTTGATGGTCTCCATCTTGCTGGCTCCAGGTGCTGCTTTCGTCCCTTCGACCTTCGCCGCCTCTTTCGTGTAGCTGGTCATCTGGGTGAGCGTTTCGCGCTGCTTGATTTTCGCCAGTAGGGTCTTCGCCTCCGCCATCACAACACTACCGAACGGTACTGCATGAGCGACAGTCTTTCCTGCCCCGCTGAAGAATCTAACAATTCGTGCAGCAGTTCCCGAAGGGTTTGTTGTGCCACTGATAGGAATTGTTGCGTTTCCGATGATGCGCTCCAGCTTCTCCAACTGCTTCATCTCCGCTGGGTCCAGTATATCCTTCAACCTGTCACGCCCGAACTTCTCGATGGCAGTGCGGAGTTTCGCGCCACTGATAACACCTACCTGCCCTCCACCGACGTTCGCATTGACCGTGTACGCTTTGTCAAAGAGGCTCCCGATAACTTCACCCTTAATCGCTTTCCATGCCGCCTTACTCTTCTCTGTGGGGTTTGCAAGCAGGATGGCTTTAATGCGCTTCAGGTTCGACACCGCCTCTGGACCGCCAGTGAGGATGCTGGGGATTGCACGCTCTGGAAGCACTGCGTCAGTGGTTGTGCCTTTCTTGAAGTCAATCAGCCGTTGAATGATGTCCTTTGCGGAGAATGTTTTCTTCTGCTGCTGGTATGCCGCCCTCGCTGCCTTCAGAGCCTGCTGAACCTCTCCAGCCTCACCGGATGCGCCTTCCTGAACAAACTTCTCAACAGCGTCATCCAGAGACCGCTTCAGCGCACCAACTGAATGAGGATCCTGCAAGTACTGGCGGTTAAGTGCCTGATTAAGCTTCTCTGCATTGCCGATACTCAACTGCTCCTGCGGTCCGGCAAACTTGATATTCGTTCCATCGTCAAGCACAACAACGGTCTCGCCAAGCTCGTTCATCGTGCCGCCGCTCTTCAGCGTCTTCACCTTACCAATGAGTCCGTACCTCGCCAGTTCCTGCTTGAGGACATTCTTTACGACATCCGATGTTCCAGCATCAATCAGAAAGTTTTTCGCAGTCTTAACAAAATCTTCTGTGTCAAGTACGAAATCCTTTCCGCCAAGCTCCCGTGCCTGATTGTACAGCTCTGCGACACCCTTCTTCCCTGCATCACGCAGTTCACGCAGTGACTCTTTGACCAGTTCACCGCGTTCTGCACCGGTGAGCGTCTGGTCGCTTACGGATGCTTTGAACTTCTCAACAGCTCCCTTGATTGCTTCGGCTTGCTCTTGCAGGAAGGTTCTGGCGGCATCGGCTTCCGGTCCTACGGCTGACTTCAGTATCTGCTCGGTATCCTGTATACCGAACTCCTGCGTAGCCTGTCCTCTCGTCAGTGGTACACCTTCACTTGCGGCTTCCGTAAGTCTTGCCTCTGCCGCCTTATTGAGCGGAGTTTCTGGTGTGATACCTGCCGATGTCGGTTCCGGTACTGCTGGAGCCGGAGCCTCTGGAGCCACTTCACCCTCAACAACCGGCGGTCTCTCTGGTACTGCCGGAGGTGCTTCCCCTTCCGTGTAGACTCTGGTCCTTGTGACCGAAGGTCCAACCGGAGCAGGAGCTTCTGCTGTTTCTAGGGCTTTCGGTTTGCCTGCACCCATTGCCGACCAGAGTTCGTCTGGTGCTATGCCGTTCCGTGTGGCGAACGCTACGCCTTCATCAGTTATATTGCCTGCCTCGTCAAAATAAACTCGCTCTGGAGCGTCTACAGGCACTTCTGCGCCTGCTTTAGGACCGGCTTTCGGGCGGACCTTCTTTGCTATCTGCCCTGCGGTTCCTTTCGCCACGAACGGAGCGACACCGCCTACCAGTGAAGCGATAGTTGAACCGATAGGTCCAACGCCTTTCTGTTGTGCCAATTCACCAGATGCCGCACCAGTGACACCGGACACGCCCTGCAAGATCGGGGAGTCAGCCAATCCTGCCGCAATTGTACGACCAACAGTCGGAGCCGCAGCCGAGATAGCCGGAGCTGCCGCCATACCTGCCATACCAGCACCCGCTGTGGCGATACCAGCCGTTCCGCCTTCCGTGATAGCCTGAAGCATCCGTTCCTGCTTTGTCGCTGGACGGGGAACACCAAGCTTCTCAAGCCCTGCCTCAACAGCGGCCCTTGTCGGGGCAGCTTGGAATACAGGTTCACCGCCCATCGCCATAATCGGCACATTCAGCGCGCCAGCAACTGGAGACGCAACGATATCAGCAAGCCCTGCCAGACCTGTAGCCACATTTCCCGCGCCCATCGCCAACTGCTGACCAGTGGTAAGCTCTGGAGGTCTCTGGAGCTTTACACCTCTCGGAAGCGCAACGATGCCATCTTTCAGGTCTTGCTCCAACTCCTGACGGTCTTTCTCCTCCATTCTCCGGCTGTTATACGCATCGATGACACGCTTCGGAAGCTCGTAGACCGGCGGCTTCTTACGGATAGTTTCACCTGGAGCAAGAACAATATTCCCGTTCAGCACATCGTACTCAAACTGTGCCGCGTCCTGCGGTTCCATCTTGCCGGCTTTGTACGCCTTATACGCTCTTGTTAGCGGTGACTCTTCTGGTTCAGCAGCCATTGCCTCTGACCCTCCGAGAATCTTTCGGACATAATTCTGCGTCTCTTTATACGGAGGAACGCCACCATACTTGATGACGGCATTCGGTCCTGCGTTATATGCCGCAAGCGCAAGCTCGTCAGTGCCGAACTGGAGCTTCATTTTCTTGAGGTATGAGATGCCTGCCTTGATGTTCTGCCAAGGATTGTTAAGGTCTTTTACGCCCATCGCTTTGGCAGTGGCCGGCATGAGCTGCATCAGACCGCGTGCGCCTTTACTTGATACAGCGGTAGCGTCTCCAGAGGACTCTACCTGTATAAGCTTGAGGACGATGTCAGGGTTGACTCCCTGCCTTAACGCCTCGTCTCTTGCATACTGCCTATAATCGGGTTTTGCCATTGTCAGTACTTATTGAGGTAGCCACGTGTAGGAGCCGCTGCGCCTTTACCCTTCATCACTGTCTTGTAGTATGCGGAGAACGGAGTTCCAGCCCTCACCATCACACCGTTCACGTTCATGTCGGTGCGTGCATTACCAAGGTTTCCGTTTGCGCTGATCCATCCAGCCTGTGCGTCGCTTGCCCGTGCCGCAATGTCGTTAATCTTCGCCATCCCGCGCAGATACCGTACCTTATGAGCAACAGGAGCGTTTGGCTTCGGGACACCCGACTTCGCGAACTCAATATCTCTATCAGATGCTGGACCCTTCGGCAACGATGCCATAATCGCGCTTTTGCTCATCCGGTCGTACTCTTCCTGTAGAGCTGTATATGCATCCTGCGCACCAAAGAACCTCTTCACGTTCTCCAACGTGCCGGAACCCCAGCCGTCGACTGCCCCCGATGCCGCCATCTCGTCAGCGAGCGCACGGTATCTGGAAGCGGTTTCGGTGGATTCGGTAGACTTCAGCACTGCCTCGTTCACAGCCTTTTCGGAGCCTGCTGATAATTTCACGCCCGTCTGGAGCAGTTCCTGACGCTTGACATTGATATTCTGACGAATACGGTCTTTCTCTACTTCCAGCTTCTCAACATCAAGGTCGTACCGCCTTGTCATATCATTGATTTTCGCATCAACTTCACGCGCCTGCGCCTCTTTAAGTTCGATTTCAGCAGGGACTGCGCCAGTCTCCGCCTCCACTTTTGCCGTTTCGGCTTCAGTCTTGGCGATTGCTGCCATGCCCTTTCCTTCCTCAATCGGCTGCATCCGCTCTTCGCGCTGACCGGTGGCAAGTGCTTCAATCGCATCAATCGCCTCTTTCCCACCAGGAGCATTCGCCAGCAAGCTCCCTACATACATCCCAGCACTCTCTGGATTCAGCTCAACAATCTTTGCTGCCGTGCGGTATGCCTGTGCCTGCTCTGCATTACCTGAATTCTCTTCTGCCGCTGCGTACTGCTCGAACAGGCTTTGCGCTATAGCTGGGTTGTTTGACCGTATTGCCGCCAGTGGAGCCATAAGCCTCTGCTTATATGAAGCTTGCTTATCAGCACCAATCAGATCCCATGATTTCCGCATGGATTCTGCTTGTTCTTTAGGCATCAGCATGGACAAATCAGCATAATCCTGCGCAGTTCGCTGATTAGACGGGGTCTGCATGAGACCGTTAAGCTTTTCCTGCAATAGTTTCTGCTGTTCAGCTTGCTGCTTTAACGCCTCTTTCTGCATTTGTGCTTGACGAATACCCTGCACGAAGTTAAACCCCTTCGTTGCGGCAGCAAAAGGGTCCTGCACCGTGAACTGATAACTCTGTGGAGTGACCATATCTTAAAAAAGAAGTCCCCCGATAGACCCGATAGCCGAAGGGAGAAGATTGGAATACATATCAGACTTAATTTGACCCTGCGTAAGAGCGTTCTGCGCCTGCGCTGTACCCATATTGCTGTACTGCTGACCTATCTGTTCAGCTAAATTCATGCCAGCGGCTCCTACACCTGCCGCAGAAGCCTGCCCTATCTGAGTCAGACCACCAAGGTTGCTAAACTGCTGCTGGATGAGAGAGTTAAGTAGCTGCGGACGGTACTGCGCAAGTGCGCCCTGTATGTTTCCGCCTCGCATCCCACCAGTCGCGGCAGCCTGCTGAAGCATAGCATTTTCTCCCTGCTGTGCCAGCTCCTGATACTGACCAGTTTCAAGCCCTTGTATCGCGGCTGCCTGTGCTTCCGGTCCGGCAAGACCGAGTAGTTGCTGTTGGGCTGTTAATGAACCAACGCCAGCTTCTGTGTATGGTTTAAGAAGAGCCTGCATGGCATCAAACTGCCTGCGCTGCTCTTCCACACTCATCATTGCAGCACTCTCTTGTGCGGCAGCAGCAGCCGAAGACGCATCACTTTGTGCGTCAGCTCCAATCAATCCCCCGCCTATAGAGCCGACAGCACTGGCTGCGGCTAATCCTGTAATTGGGTCTGGCATTATGCAAACTCCTTTAGGTATTCTTCAAAATCTTCGCCGTACAGGTTCATCACTATATCCGCATTGTCCATAGCGAATTGCGGACCATTACATAACTGTACGACCGTTAAAACAATGTCGTAAAACGATGCTCTCCAAACAAAGGTTTTTGCGCCAACATCACCGTTTCGTTCTGCCTTATCAGATCCTTGCCACTTGAGAATCGCATTCCCGATCATCGGCAATAAATGCGCTTGATGTCTGGCATAAAACGTGTTCATCTGCATACCGACAAGCACATTCCAAAGCGCAATATCCGTATCCTTACGTTGCACATCGGCAGGATTATCGGCAACATCGTCAAAGAACTGTATCACATCCCATAGCGCAATAAGATAATCTATTGCGTCCTGCGGAACCCTTAGCGCATGGAGGTTGGCATATAAGCTATCTTTGCTCGTCATACGATTTCCCTCCCGCTTGCGCTGATTGTGAGTGCTGATGCTGTACCCGCCAGCGTGCTGATGAACCCACCACTCTGCAATGTCTGCCCCACAAGCTCTGGGCAGGTATATGTACGACCTGGAGGGATCGTGGTCGGTGCGAGGACAAGGTTTGAGTCTCCCGCTGTCCCACCACTCGCGACAAGGTTCACCGCGAAAGTAGCATTGCTTGCGGTCGTGTTCGTGACCGTGAACTTATCGATGATAGTCGTGCAGTTGACAGCGGTATACTGCACAGTCTGTGCCGCCTCAGCCTGCTTCCGAGGGATGATGTTTAGGTATGTGATTGCCATTATTCCAGTAGCATAGAGTTGTAGGGAGCCGCCTTCATTATCACCCAGTTCGTTCCATCAGATACAAGAGTCGCCCAGTTGCCTGCAACATCGTCCAGTATTTCAGTTCCAGCCGCACCCCCACCCCTTGGGACAACATCGCTCGATGCTGAAATTAGTGCCTCGTCCTGATAGTTCTGGAATGTGACCTGCCGACCTGGATATATGATAGCATCTGGAAGCGTCACCACACAAGTTGACCCAGATTTATTGTTTATGACAAGGCTATCCGTAGGGTCAAGAGTGAAGTCCCCAGTCTTGGTCGTCGGAACAGGCTCCATCTTTAAAAGTAAATCAGAGATCAGCGATAATGCCTCATTAGCCACGCTCAACGCATTATCTCCTGCCAGTTGAGCGGATTCACCGTCAATCGATAACGCCACCGCTAAAGCCGCGTTAGCTACCGCTACAGCATTGTCGGAGTTAATCTGTATTGCTGTAGTATCCTCTGGAGTTACTTCCGCTGTATTCGCAAGCAACTGCTCAAACGCCTTCACAGCCCTCGGATCGGGAAGGAACTTGCCTAACTGGCTTCGTGTCAGTGGTCGGAAGTCAGACATTCAGAGCCTCCAGTGTCGCTTCAAGTCGCGCAATAGACATATGTGCATCACTTGTGCCTCGGAACTTCTGAATCCGCCAGTTCCGCATGAATCCCTGCTGCATCCAAGTGATACGCTTGTTCCGCTCACCCATCTTTCCGGCTGACCTCGGCCTTTCCGCGCTCCACGTCAGTCCGTCCGTGCTATACGAGGTCCAAATAGTCGAATCATCGCCAAGCGCAGCGTTCCCTGTCAGGCAGACCAACTCCAACTCGTGGAAGATTGCGCCTGTTGAGTTGTTGTACACAATCGCTGTGCCGAACTCCCATCCATTCAGCAGCCCGTAGTGAGACGATACTGCGGTAGACAGGTATCCGTGTTCCGATGATGTCGGGTCTCCACAGAGCCATTTATCATAGCACCATACGAAATTCCACGCACGATATCGACCGTCACCAACAATGCTGGTCGTCAATATGAACCATACAGGCTGACCGATCTCTTTCGATGCCGCACCATCAAACACCAGAGTCTTGTCCGGAAGGTGGATGTAAAGGAACTGGTGAGCATCGACAACACGGGCTTCCATCTTGACAAGTGCCAGCTGCGCCTCGGTATATCCCTTCAGAATCTGCTCGACCTCCCGTGTAGACAGTTTTGCGGACTGTCCATTTGCACCAGCCCATACTGCCGGAGCTTCGTTCCTTCCGCCACCGATGAACGCGATAGACTCCATGTATACACAGCATGCGTGCGTTCCAATAGCTCCCCTCGGTATCTGTGCGCCTTCAATGCGCTGAAACGGGAACAGAGAGCCACCAGTGTTCTGGAACACCTCGATAGTGTGCCGGTTGATTGCGTACACCTCGTTCCGCAGCTCAAGCAGAGCCTTCACGGGGTCAGGGTCAACTTCGGACGAGCCGTACTTGAGGGGGTTTACTGACATCGGGTCGTTCAGCTCTGTCACAACCAGAGAAGTCCCGTCCGTTGTCATAAAGTACCCGTCGACCCAGATGCAGTCAATCACAGTTCCAAGGTCGGTATCAGTAACCTGCGAGAGAGTGGCTCCGTTCCAGTAGAACAGGTTTCCATTGGATGCAATAGCAAGCCGGTCGAACGAGTAGTCCATCGACACGCAACAGTTGTTCGTACCGACACTTCCCAGAGTGGTCGTAGTGCCATCAGAATCGATGCGTACAAGGCTTGAACCCATCACCCTATAGCAAGTATCTTCCCAGTTGATACCACCCCTGTCAGCACCAGCACCTGTACCAAACGCAACAATCCCGTCCGCAGGGCGAAGGTATCCGCTTGAGATACCTTGCTGCTTCGGGACTGGTATGAGGTTTCTGGGATATGAGGTCCGAAAGTCGGAGACATTATCGACAAAAACCCCACTCAACACAGGGATTTGCATTAGGTCAAGATGTAGAAGTTATCTTCAGTAAGGATGAAGCTTCCGTTCTCCTGTACGAGAGCAGAAGGGATAGGTCCGCCACTCGTATTGTAGTAGCGGAGCCTGCCACGAAGTCGTGAGCGGAAGAGCATTACCAGCCCTCCCCCTTCATAATGTGCAGTGAGCCGCCACCGTCAGGAGCGATATATGCAATATAGTCTGCGTCCTGCTCTTTCGTGATGGTCACCTGTCCGTACGCCGGAACTGGATAATCGGCAGTCGTTGCGGCAACTGCACTTCCACCTACCCGAATGTAGCACTGAACAGCATTCAGTGAAGTGATGCAGAGGGTCTTGCTTCCGTTGCCAAGCTGCGAGCTTGCAGATGCAACTCCAGGTGCTACTGTGACTCCAGAACCGTAGGAGGGGTTAAAGGTCTCTAAAACAGCCATTGTCGTATATGATTAGTTAGTGCGATACCAAGTTGACATTACAGCGTCATACCGCATCGTGAAGGTTCCACCTGCAAGAATCTCGGTAGGTTCACCGACCAAGCTTGCACCGTTACCGTCAATCGTCAGAGCGGTGACTTCATTCGATGAGGACACAAGCACCTCGATCTTATCAGTGGTCGTAACCGGCAGAACAATCGTTCCAGCCGCCAGAGTACCGGTAGGAGTGAGGATAAGCCAAGTTCCGCCAGTCGTTGCGCTCACCGTCACCGAGAATGCGGTGGCTGATGGTGCATAGTACTGGGTCTGCTTGTCATCGGGAAGCGTGACAGACTGGGCGATAAAGTCCGCGACCACAGATGCGGAAGCCTTTCGTGCGTCTCCATTTGACTGTGAGTACACTGGGAACAGGTCGCCATCGGTGATGGTGTCGATTGCGTTAAGCTGATTGATAGTAGGCATCGTTATTCAAATGTAATTGGGTTGTCATCACCTGCAAGCAACGGCTCTTCAGCAGGGCGGATGAACGGGTTGTCGTAATTGCGCCAAGGCTTTGTTCCAGCCCCTCTCGGCATCGTACCAGGTAACTGCCGCTCAATTGCCGGGACAGCGAACACTCCTTCCATTATCTTGTACGCCGCATCAAACATCATCTTGGTCTCTGGGGACACAACCTTTCCGACAGTTGGAGCTATTCGTATGCCAAGCCCAAGGTACAGCGGCTCAATAGCGTAGTCAGGACACGGAACAGGGTCGTCAAGGTCGCTCATGTCTGGAGATGACGGCAGAGGATATGCGATACGGATTCCGTTTACATTCCAGCTTGCTACCATCGCATCCATCTTGCGTACGGCACTCTGCATCTGATCTGGCGTAAGGTCGAACACATACGCTGCCAGTCCGATAGCCTCGAACGCCTGTGCAACCAAATCCCTCTTACTCCACGCCATCAGTCACTTTTTTTGGTCTGCCTCGCCTCTTGGCGGGTACAGAGGTTTCCGGTTCGTCCTCAACCTTGATAGAGTCCTTACTGTCTTCGGCTTCCATTGCCTCCAGTAGGCTCTCATGCCATCCGTTCTGCATTTTTTCGGTAAGATCGGCATCATTCAACACTTGCGTGTAGTCATATGTCCCACCTTTCCGGAAGTGCCTGCCGACACCTTTATATACAAAATTGGGATATATCATATTTATTTCTTTTTTGCCAGTTTCGGACACGGTTTACCGGCTTTCTTTTTTGCCTTTCGGGCAGATGCCATCGCAATTGCGACCGCCTGCTTCTGAGGCTTTCCTGCTTCAATTTCTTTGGCAATGTTGGTCGCAACAACCTTCTTGCCATATCCTTTCTTCAGAGGCATTGGTATCTCCAATGTGTTGGTAAAAAAATAGAGGGAGCCGAAGCCCCCTCCATTTGAACTACTCGTCAGGTCTGGCTGAAGAGCAGGATACCGGACATTTCCGGCTGCTTGTTGACGACACCGAACAGAGTATCGAGACGATACTTGATGTTCATGGTGTTGATGTCGTACCACTTCTGCATGACCAGCTCAATGCCCTGATCGGTAGAAGCCCTCATCACAGCAGTACCGGCATCGGTCGGCACAGCGTAACGTCCGGGAAGGATTTCGAGTGCATCCTTCTGCCAGAACGGGTTGATGCTTGCAGCGGTGGTGTTAAGCCACACGATAGAAGCACTAGCCGCAGGAGTAACGATACAGTTCTGGTACTGAGCCTCAGCGTCACTTGCACCCTGATTCGAGATAATAGGTGCGGTGATGATCATGCTTGTGCCGTCGACCACGCTGATAACGCGGAAGGTCTTGAGCTGACCAGTGGACTGCTTGGTGATGTGATGGCAAGCTTCAACACCAGAGATGGTGAAGCAGTCACCTGCGACAACACCAGCGGTGCTGGAAACCGTGATAACCTGGAATCGGTTATCGACGTTGCTCACCTCGCCAGAGACAGCGGTGCTGTAAGCGGCAGGAACAAGGTAGTTACCTGCGCCAACCTGCGTGTCAATGGTGATAGCACCGACACCAGCGGCAGCACTAATGCGATTGGCGTAATCCAGCTTGAAGGTGTCGAAGCTGGCAACCATACCGACATAAGCACGCTCGTAAGCGTCAACAGACTTCTTGTTGTCGAAGCTACGGCTCTTTGCACCGAGGTCGGAAGCCATACCGTTGTAGTCACGGGTCGAGAGTGCAAGGTAACGATCCTCCATCTGCACGCCCTGCTCGTTCATAATCGCCTCCACCTGCGCAACATCGTCAAAGCCAGATGCAGCAACCGAGCGGGCAACGACAAGCGAACCCTGATTGGAAGCGACATTGGTGATGGCAACGTTGATGTCGGAAGCCAGCTTCTGCTTGGCGGACATACCAAGGCGGTTCTCCTGAAGCGCATCGCGGAGTTCCTTGGCGGTCAGCACCCAAGGCACACTCTTGGAGAAACCAAGGGTAGCAGGCACAGCAAGCTGGGTGTAGTCACCGAAGTTGGAGGTCATATCCGTTCCAGTGTAGGACTGGCTGATGTACGGCTGGGGCCGCCAGATGGTGTCAAGTGAACGCTCCATCGTCACCGAATCGGTGTTATAGATGCTCACATTGCGGGACAGGACAAGTGCGTCCTGAAAGCCCTCAAGCAGAAGCTCGAAAGCTACCCGCTCTTCTTTTGAAAAAGTATTGGCCATTGTAGTATTGTCTTATGGGTTTCGTTTACCCACGCTTTGATTTCCGGTACTGGACAACCTTTGTGTAGTCTCCAGTCTTCTCGGCATCTCTGCGTAGGCGTTCAAGTGTTGAGTCTACTACACCAGACACTCCTCCCGATCCTCTTACGGTTCGCTCAGGTGCAGGTGCATTCCGCTTGCTTACTTTGAGCTGTGCTTCCAGCTTCGCAGCAGCAAACGCATATTTCACAGGGTCAGTTATGCGTGCCAATTCTTTTGCCTTTTTTGGGTTCTTGCCAAGTGCGTACACCAACAGTTCCGGCTTTTCTGCGCCCTGCAACAGGATCCCCTGCTGCGTGACATTGAAGAGTTCCTGCACCATAGCTTCGGCATCGTCATAATCTGCAACCTTCAGGGAGGCTTTCGCTTGTTCGTAGCCTGCGACCTTCTGGTTCCACTCTGCTTCTACCGCTTGCTGTTCGGCTTTCTTCTTCTCGACAAGCGCGTCATACTCCCGCTTCTTGTCGTACCAGTCTGCCAGTTTCGCCTCGTAATCATCTGCATCGTAGTCGCAGGACTCAAGCGTAGGTTTCTCACCTACCTGCACAGCCGGATTGGTCTCGACCTGTACAGCTTGTTTCGCTTTAAGTTCCCTGTTCTCGCGCTGTAGTTCACGATGGCTTTTTCGCAACTCTTTCACCCATGCTGGGGCTTCGGAATGGGCTTCTTCGTCTTGAGGTGGCGAATCCTCACCGATGGTCACAACGATCTCATCACCTTCAGCGTCCGCTTCTGGTTCACCTTCCGGCTCACCGTCAACTTCAGGCTCTTCTGCCTGCTCCACTTCAGGTTCTTCAATTACTGCTTCCAACTCATCTGCCTTATCTTTCAGCATAACGTTTCCTTTTTAAGCTCGACCTATATTGCGGCAGGTCGGATACCGCTTACTTCGGGCGGTGCTGGGGGCATCTCACCACCAGCTACTTCACCCAAATTCTTTATTGCGTCCATAACCGCTTGAGCTTGTGCAATGTCCATTTTTGAGAACGTCTCTGCGGTCTTCGCTTCAGTTTCTTTGCTCTTCGCGATAGCAAGTACGCTATCAGCCTGTGCCTTCTGCGCTGCTGCCTGCGCCTGTGCTGCCGATGCCTGCAAGAACTGCGTCTGCGCATCCGGCTGCTGGTTCGCCATCTCTTCCTGAAGAGCTTTCATCTCTGCCTCGGTCGGCTTCACTACACCCATATGGATAAGCTTGTTGCGGAACCAGTTCCGGATATCCTCGATACCTTCAGCCTCCATATTGTACATAATCATAGCCTGCAACACCGACACAGTCTCTGGGTCCTGCGTCAACTGCAACACACCTGTCAACGACCTTACAGTAGCTTGCCTCTTGCTTGCGCTGGATGGCCCAACATCCACGACAACATCGAAGTCCGCTGCGGCTAAATCATTCTCCATCATCAACTCGCCAGCCTCCGATACCTTCGGCTTCAACAGTTCAATAGACTGCGGTGCGCCTTGGTCTCCGATCCCTTTCATCTTCCTGCCTTCTTCGACGAAAACATCCTTTGCCATCGACAGCCATATCTCTCCAGACCTCTGCACAGCCTTCGCCATGTTGCTCATGTAAATGAACGCCTGCATATCCAGTTTGTTCTGGATGAGTTCAATAGCTTTGCCGGACACGTTTGGCTGCACCTGCTCGCCTGCCTGCTGGTTGCCGAGTACATCCTGCATATCAGTCTCGGTGATCTGAAGCAGTGCCGCCATCGCTGGAGGTATAGCAGGGGACTTCGTGTGTGACTGCGGTCCAATTGCTACAATATTCCCGTCCGCTCCAGTCAAAGCGTTAACCAGCAGGTACGGGTAGTTCTTGATGTTGTCCTCGCTCCACATTACCTGGTGACCGGATATCTGCTCTGGAGTCAGTATCGGCTTCTCGACACTGCTGATTGCGCTGATTTCCGCAAGTTTGGAGAGCTGCATATTTTTCAACCTCTGCGCATCCTTCGCCAGTCGCACATGACCCATGCACCTCTCGACATTATCGACGACCCACCTCTTCCCGTAGGTCGGCACAATCGGGATGCATTTGCCGGCGATATATCCACAGTCGTCCAGAATCTTCGCTCCGTCCATGATGTACTTATGAACCTTCTTGCGCTTCACCTTCTTGGTGCGCATCTCTCGGTATCCGGTCGCAAGCAAGGTTTCTTCCAGCGTGATGTCCTCTTCAAGCTCTGCATCGCTGTGCCGCTTCTCGTCACCGTCAATCCCTACAAAGATATGAATGGTCTCGCTGGTCTCTTCTATGCGGTAGTACTCCGCGATATACACGACATCCGGAGTAAGCCAATCGAACTCAAGCTGCTGAATCTCTTTCGGCATCGAAGCAGGGTCTTCTCCCCACTCCTCCTTATACGCATCGTATGTCATCGCAGTAAGCACATAACACCGCTTGGCATCCGCTTTGTCCTGCCGTCTGGCGTTCAAGTCAAAGAACACACATGAGTCTGCGTCAAATATCGGCTCGATCAGAATCTTCTGCCGTTCATCTTCCGCATCCTCGTCGTTCTCGTACTCCGTCCGCAGCCGCCAAGCTCCGAACCCTCCACCGACAGCCTCCTCGAATGCGTTATCGTATGCCTCAGTCGCTACACTGTCCTGTTCGCTCGCTCTGTACAGACTGGCACAGGTATCTGCAAGCTTATCACTATCCGTCCCGTCCTTCGAGATGAACGACACGTCAATACGGTTGTTGCGGTACTCGTTGATGATACGGATAACCGACAAGTGAATCTTGTTGACCTCCATCTTCGGCTTGTTCTCGAACTGGTCTCCCAGTGGTCCTTCCCACTGCGCACCAGCTACCGAGTAGAACCTTCTATCCTGCAACGCCTGTAACCGCTCGTCACGCATAGCAGACTGAATGCGGTCAAACTCGCGGATAGCTTCCTGATGGATTAAAGCGTGTCGCTCTTCTTTAGATGGTCGTGCCATTAGTCGGTTTTCAGTATTTTCAGTCTCTATATGGAAAATATCGGATTCTGCAATAGGAAACTACAGAAGTTTCTGCCAATACTCTTAAACGATCCTTTGGGCGTGTGAATTCGGCAACACCCCGTTGCCCGATCGTGCCATTATACGGTCTCCCCATGTCTGGCTGTGAAGCCAAGTGCATCGGCAGTTTTGCGATATACTGACGCTGCTTCGTCTATGTCTGTGAAAAGACCAAGGTGCGTTTGCTTTCCGCCAACCCTGATCCTTGCCCTCCACTTTCCGGATGGCTTGTGCAAGCAAACACCAGTCACGCCGCTTGAATTACTGCGCTTCATCCGCGAGTTTTTTGCATTCTCCTGCTTTGTCACATCACGCAAATTCTCGATCCGATTGTTCAGCCCATTGCCGTCGATGTGGTCAATATGTTCATCAGGCCATACTCCATAATGCAGGAGCCACGCAATACGGTGTGACTTGTACATCAAGCCGTCAATCGTAATTAGTCTGTAGGTGTTGGTAGGTTCGCGCTGCATCGCGCCTGCCTCATCTCCGACACGGATGCGTCGCCTTCTGATTTGCCAGTACAGTTTTCCAGATTCAGGGTCGTACCGCAGCAGTTCGTTTGCTCGCTCGTATGTCAATTCGTTTTTCATCGTGTAAATAAAAAGCCGCTTACCTACTTGGAACGGGATCAGCGTACCTTTCGGCAGACGGCAAATTCTTGTGTTAACGGCTCTGATCCAGCCACAAGAAAATTACGAAAATGAATAAATATCCAAATTATTTTTTCTATTTTTTGGTCTATTCGTTACCCATAAAGGAACGAAACTACCAAAAAATATCAATATCATATGCCAGCCAGTCGTCATAGAGTCACGCCATCATCTCCCCAATCCGTGACATTCCGTCACGCCATCATCACCGCATTTGGAACACACAGGATCGTCTCGGTAGATCATCAGCTTTCCACACTTGCATATCCTGCACTTGACCTCGTTTCCGTCGCTGTCCATGCCGACCACCTCACCTTCAACCTTCTTCCTGTTCGCATCAACTGACTGCTGATACGATACCTTATCCCACTCTTTGTTGCTCATGTCAGGTTACCATTTGTTTGAAATCGCCAAAGGCTGTACATCGATCAAGGGCTTCTTGCCACCTCGTCTCCACCCCTCGCACGCGTAACGAAGCGCATCGATGCAGTGGTTGTCCTTGTCCTCAAGGATCGGGAGAACATCGTTCGTCACAGGGTCAGTCTTGTAGTGGTACATCGTCAGCTCGTCGATAACGTGCGTACACCTTGGATGCACTATGATGTCGTATGACTTCAGCCACTCGACACCTTCCTGTATGCTTTTCGGTCCCTTCACTGCTGCCAGTATCTTCGGGAACCCGTTATTCCGCATATGGCTGATTGTCTCCGGTCTTGCAGAGTCAGCGACCATCGTCCACTTCTCTGCCTCTGGGACGCTCATAAACAGGTCTGGGAGGGCTAATATCTCGCATCCCACCTGATATGCCTCGTAGTCAACATAAAGCTTCCTGCCAACGATATGACACCGAACCAGCACAGTCGGGTCAACAGCGAATCCCCAGTCAGCTCCGAGCCGATGGTTCGCATCTGCTGGAGCCTCGAACTCTTCAACCTTCCAGTTCTTGAACACCCTGCTTTCGCTATTTGTCAAGTACGCACCCATCCAGACATGAGCGTACTTCTCGGCATCACGTCCTCGGTCGTACTCCATCTCTTTCCGCAGCACTTCGGGGAACCAGGGGTTATCACTCCAGTTGACCTCCAGCACTATGTTGTCTGGTGGTGGATTCTCACCTCGAAGCAACTGGTCGATCGGGTCGGTGGAGAACCTGGGGTTCCAACTGAACAACAGCTCCGAGTCCTCCCTGCGTATCGTCGGGCGAAGCAGATCGAGGCTCCTCTGGCTCAATGTCTGGGCTTCTTCCACCCATGCGATATTGTATCCCTCCAGAGACTTGATGGAGTCTGCGGTATGGTTCTGCATACCTTGGAAGATTATCCTGCCTCCATACGGTGCTATAATCGCATCACGCTGTATCTCGAACTGGTCCTGCACGCCAAGACTCTCTATCTTATCCTCAAGCAGCTTCTTCACGGACTGCGCCAGAGACTTCTGCACTTCACGCACGCAAACCACATCACACTTGCCCATGATACACCGCTCAAGAATGTACTCGGCAAAGGCATGGGATTTCCCAGACCCACGGCCTCCATGCGCACCCTTATACCTCGCAGGAGCAAGCAGCGGAACCGCCCATCTCGGAGTGTCTATCTTAAGTTCGCGCATCGACGATGACTCGCTTTACCTGCTGGATCGTAAGCGGATTCTCTGGGTCACCTCCAAGCTTCACATCGCTCTTGTCAGCTATCTTCCCGTATCCGCTATCCATCAGCTCTTTGATGGCAGGAACGTCTCCCTTCCGCGCTTTAGCGAGCAGCGCAAGGAAAACCCAGTCAGCCTGTGACAGTTCTTCGGTCTTCCCACTGATCGGGTTCTTGCCGGACTGCAATACCTCCAGCCAGTACCGTGCGATGGTCTGCCGGTTCCGCGTCCCCTTTGGCTTCCCCTTCGGGTTCAACACCTGACCCTTCTTCACAGGTCGCAGCCCACTTATATTTCTGTTTGGATGGTCCATTTCATCTCATCATTTACACATTATCCCCAACTTTCAATCACTGCGTTATGAACCCTTTGTAGTATCGGCTTCTGTATCTTAGGAAAGGCGTGTGCTTTAGCGTGACATAGCCGACACAGAGCCATCAAGTTTTCAGGTCGGTCTGCGGTCTTGCTCCCGCCCATCCCTCTCCGTTCGATATGATGGATGTCGACCGCAGGGTATCCACATACCTCACACATTATGCGTTCTCCGATACTGATTCCAGCTGCGTCAAGGTATGTTTTGATGTATGGCTTCATCAGTCAAACAGGCTAAAGGGTTTGTCTTCCACTGCGTTGATTCTTGCCTCTGCAATCTTAAAGTACTCTGTGTCAAGCTCTATGCCTATGAAGTTCCGTCCTGTGTCCGTTTTTCTCCATTCGACCGACAGCGGGACTTGCACACCGCATCGCCCTCGTCTCATTGCGCAGGGGCTCTACTGTTGAGCTATGTCGGCATAGACCTCCGAGTTACACCCAGAGGTGCATCAATGGCTCAATATACCCAGTCTGTTTTATTTTTCATAACATTTTTTTGCGTCATTCACCAATCCAATTTGCCGCCATACGCTCCACATCTTCTGCGGACATCGTCGGCCAGTACACTTTCGCGACGTGGGCGCAGAGCATCTTGGACACCTCTTGAAACTCTGTCTCGTCCATCTCTTGATACGAGAGGCTGCGAGGGACAATCACCGTACACGCCCCAACACCTGGCAGGGATATGCCTTTTCGGTCG